CGCTCTCAGGGCGAATGTAGACACCACCCTTCTTACCCCGAAAGAACGGAAATGGGTACTCTGGTATGTGCTGTATCTCAACCTCACCGTCTTTATCTTCAACGGCATATTCGTTATCTTCTGCTTCGGCTTGTTCAATCTCAACACCGAGCATGATGGGCGATTTAATTTTGCCTCTATGGATGCAACCCTCGCAACCTTGCGGATTGAGTTTTGCAAATGTCGCGCAGTGGTGTGGGCCACCTTTGCTACGTAGGTTGTTAACTTTATTGTCAACTTCTACGGCGTCGTAACCCTCATGCTTGTTCGACAGTTTATGTGCGGCCTTATCTCCATCTACGCAGAAAGCTGCAATAGAAAGAGCGGAGCGCCACAGTGGTTCTTCGATATCGTTTTGATTTTCAAAGCAGTGGTTAAGTTGGGCGCACCCGCCTTCACCCTTCATCATGATCGTCTTAAACCGCTTGACCTTGTTACCCATGAGTGCTTCCATCATCGGGCTCATTGAGCGCGGAATGAAATCGGGTACATCGTCCTTTGGTTCAGGCGCACCAAGCAAGTCTTTGACTTCCTTGTATGTCATGCGAGGCGTCAGTTCATTTAGTACTGTTACCTCTTTGGGCTCTTCCTGTTTGAAATTGAATGTGCCGGGGATGCGCAGGATACGTGAAGCCTCAAAAACTGAGGAGTCCACAATCAACCCTTGCTCAACGCACAACTCACGAAGCCGATTGGCTAGTGGCTCCCACTCTCGGCGAGACACTGTTTCTTCTAGTAGCCAGTACGCATGTATGCCGTAACCAGAACTTACTAGTATTGGCCTTGGTAAGCCGACCGCAATGCAGAACTTCTTGAACTCGTCGAGTCCCGTTTGCTGATCGAGATAGCCTTTGATAATGCCTTTTTTGTCGGGTACACCTTTGGTTGGGCCACAGTCAATGTCCATCCACAGAGCACGGAAGTATTTAGCATTTTCATGGGTGCGGTTGTTTAACGACCCGTACTTGGCGCATCCAAAGAATACGTCAATCTTGCGTTTAACAAACTGCTGCGCTAGCTCTTCAACCTCTTCCTTAGTATCTACAAAATTCTGGTCAGGATACTTACCAATCCCCATCACACAGTAGCGCCCTTCCGGTGGCAGTACCGTATCGAGTAGATCGAAAGATGACATGTTTTACTTTATTTGGATGGTGGCTTGGGTATGGTTTATGTAATCGCTAATAGCTTCATCGTAGCTATGGTAGGGGACAGAATCCCCCTTGAACCAATTGTAGATAGTCATCCGAGTCACCCCGAAGAACCCTGCAACTTCACTAACGCTGATGTTTGCGCGGATACAAACACGACCCAAGGCCACACCCAAAGACTTAATGCTTGCCTTTTTATTTGCGTACACCAAGCTTTGGCTGTAACCATAGGGCATATTAATCCTCGTCACTCCAAGCCTTTACCACAGAGTCAAGGTCTTTCTTGACAGTGGGCTTAGGTTCAGCTTTCTTTTCACGCTTAGTGGGTTCCTCAATAGGAGACTCAACTTTAGGCGCGGCTTTAGGGGCTGGTGCTTCTAGCTTAGCTTGCTTGCCCGCCATGTCAGCTTGGTATGGTGTCATAACTACCATCTTCAGCACGTCAGGCTTCTTAGCTACTTCGCTAGTCACAGCATACTCAGGTTGCTTGATAAAGCGCGTAGGCGTAAACAACACTGATTGATTGTCGTTCTCTTCATTGAAGCTGATCTGCGTAAGAACGTAGTCCAAGCTCTTGCCGTTGTTGGCTAAGTACTTAGAGTAGTTTTCAAACGTATGCGCGTTTTCGCCGTGTCCATCACCGAACAAAGACTTGGATGCCAAGTTCATTTGATACACTTCGCCTTCGAGTGAAGTACCAAAGTCTTCTTCCAACACGAGCGCAATGCGACGTGAGTAGCGGCAAGCTTTTGAGTTACCCATACCTGAACCCTTGGTGTTTTGGGTGCAGTTATCGCAACGCTCAGCTTGTTTGTTCGATGAACCCTCATCAGGTGTACGACCATCATTAGAGAAGCAGTCGGGCGCAGTCGGCTCGGCATCGGGGCTCCATGCTTTTGCATAGAAGATACGACCCACGGCAGGGGAAGCGTTAACAATGATGGCGTTCAAGTTACCCTTGACCTTGCCCATCTCTTCACCGCCGACCGTCTTACGGAAGATTCCGTTTTTAGGCACGATGCGTTTAACGCCGGACTTACCAGCAAGTTGTTTTGTAAGCTCGCTAACACCTGCGGTTTGCAGAAAGTCGGGGAGGTCTTGGTTGAGAATAGTGAGATCACTCATTTCATTTTTCCTTAGAACGTCTAACAACCACGGTATAAGCATTCTCCACATTGAGACCAAGTGGTAGAACTGTGGGATTCTCAGATAAAAACTCCTTCATGTTTGTTTGATGAAGTCTCTTCTCTAACAGGCCAAATGCACCATGCTTCTCTATGAAGTCGTACATTGAATCCCAATCGTTCGTCCAGTACCGTGACTTTACCGAGCGAATGATTGTGCCGTGTGGGGTGCGAATGCTATCAGCATTCATCTCTTTGCATACATCGAGCATCTGTGCTTCTAACACTTCCATCTGCTCTTTGAGATCGTTGTCTTCAGCTTCAAACGTGCGCTTGTTGTCGGCACGCTTGTCTCTGATCTTGATATAGATTGTGGTCAACTTATCCAAATCCATGGGGGTGACTCTATCCTTGACTTCTTCGTCCATCTGATTCTCCTAATGGTTGGGTGTGTGGCAATAGCAGTTCACATAAAGCAGTGTTTTTCAAAACATAGAAAGCAATTCCATAGCGGCGCTAACCCGCTACCCACTACTGCCACACAAATACAAGTGTACTCTAACTTTTTACATTGTCAAGAGTTTCCGAAGAAATTTCTTGCTTGTACAAATCAATTACTTTTTGGTGGTTGTCGATGTTGCCCTGAAGCATCGTGTACATCTTAGCCTCGATGGGGCTACCCTTGATGTGTACGACAGTCATGTTATTGACTTGCCCGGGGCGGTCGATACGTGCGTTGGCTTGCAAGTACGTTTCAACACTTGTGCATGGAGCATACCAAACAATTGTGTTGGCGGCAGTTAGAGTTAACCCGTGTGACGCCGCCTTCGGTTGAATGATTAATACTTTTGGTTCAGGTTGCTCTTGAAACTGCTTGACAATATCTGAGCGTTTGTTTACAGGAACCGAGCCATTAATCACGTCGCATGTAATGTTGTGTTTCTGTAAATGCTTCTCAAGTAATTCAATCGTATGCGTAAATGGAACGAACACAAGCACCTTGTGGCTTGACTCTTCAATCACTTCCTGCACTACGTTGAGCCTACTGCTTACATCGAACTCAACCACTTCACCCGTATCCGTATACACCGCACCTCCAGCTATTTGCAAAAGTTTGTTAATCTGTACGGCAGCGTTAACGGCAGATACTTCTTCTCCAGCAGCCTCAATGAGCATCTGCTTCTTCAGTATGTTGTAGAACTTAATCTGCTGCGGTGTTAATGGTGCGTCTCGCTCAACGAACGTAACGGGCGGCAAGTCGAGGCAGTCGGCTTTCTCAAACCGAATAGCGGGTTGAAGCGCTTTGTGAACGATAAGCTGTGCAGTTGGCTTGGGTATCCACTTGTACATAGTAAGCTTCATCATTACTGTGTCTCGGAACTGACCAAAGAAAGGTGACACGCCCTTGGGGTTCACAAGCTTTGCCAATCCGTAGGCATCCACAGGAGACTGTGCGGCAGGCGTACCAGTCAACATCCACAGACCCTTGATAACTCTTGTTAGGTCACGCAAGTCTTTCCAACGTTCGGTCTGCACATTCTTATAGGCTGACGCTTCGTCTACTACGATGAGGTCAAACCCACCCGCCATGATTTCTTTCTTGACGATGCCAACGCCATCGAAGTTGATGATGACGAACTCAGCACCGAGATTCACAATATCCTTGCGCTTACGTGCGGCTCCATAAGCGACTGACACGGTACGGTGAATGGCAAACTTAAACAAGTCATTCTGCCAAGCCGACTTCATGATCGACAAAGGGCAGATCACTAACACACGCTTCACTAATCCAATGGTCATGAGGTAGTCGACCGCCCAAATTACTGATGCTGTCTTACCTGTACCCTGCTCATTGAAGCAGAACGCCTTGCGGTTTGTTGTAAGGAACTCTGCTGTTGTCTTCTGATGATCGAACGGCGTGAACCCCGGGGGACGAGGCCACGTATACTCTGATAGGTTCATTTTTTCTTACGTTCCTTGGTACTTACTTCTGATACAACTTTGTGGTTTGAGCCACGTTTGAACGAGCGATTGGCTGATGGGGTTTGGAGTTTGACTCCGTTTCCATTTGTGCCACCTTTAGATAGTGCCTTGATGTGAGCAACATCTTTGCCTTCGCGGACGTCAGCACGTCCATCTTTGTTTTTGTCTGCATTCTTTTTATCTATACCTTCTCTAGCACGCTGACGCTCTAAACGATCTGGGCTTTCGCCACGAGCAATCTGCTGCTGATATTCTTTTTTGTAGGGGCGGGGTTTGTTAACGTATGGCATAGTCGGGTTCCTCTTCCAAGTTCCTCATTGATGAGCGGTTAAGTTCTTCGTGCGTTAACCCAAAGTCTTCAGGTTTTGCTTCCCAAAGTGGCGCACGCCCCTCATTTTCAATCACTTGCATGGTTTTGCCAACTGCAATACATACTTCCATAAGCATCTCGGCTTTGTATTTATTTAGCTCTTGGTGAATAATTTTACCCACCATGTTAACTACTACTTTCTCAACCACCTCGGCTACCCTGCGCTTAAGCTCACCCTCAAGAATCAGGGCGGTGTCTACTTCATCATTTGGCATTTGTTGTGTCATGGTTTAGTTCCTGTTGTACTCACATTCCCGCACTGAGCAGAACTTGCACAGTGGGCCTTGGACGGGATTCCATACCCCGTTTTCTAATGCCGCCTCAATTCTTGCTACGTCTCGGGCGGCGGGTTCTATGTACTTTGGCATCATCTCTGAATGGTGAATAGCCCTCACGAATTCCTTGCTCACTACAAACAAGAGCGCTGACTTCACCCTCTGAATTTCCGGAAACTTGGCGAATAATCCACAAGCGACGAGATCGAGTTGCTTCACGTCCGCATATCTCGCACTCTTGCTCGTCTTGTAGTCTATGGAGTGTGCCGTTCCCGTAGTCCGATTGATAATCACCAAATCCGCTACCCCATGCCACCAAACATTCGGAGCATCGAAGTCGCACGACTCTAAGTTCTTCGTCAACCCAAGTTTTACTTCGCATAACTTCTCTCCCGGGATCTCTTTTAATACGTCTAGGGTAGCTTGCATATACGCAAACTGTTCAGGGATCGGCGTTCCATCACGAATATACTCCTCTGCCACAGTATGAGCTGTCTTTCCATACAGTGTTGCCTGTGTGTCGGGTTCAACAATGTCCTTGGCTATCTTAGTGTGGTAGTACTTCTTAGGGCACTGTTGAAATGTTTTCAGGCTACTGAATGACCAAACGATACTCATAATTTCTTTCTGTTACAGATACGGCCCGGGCACGTATCTTGGTTGTACTGCAATAGGCTTTGCTTGCGCTTGACCTTCACCATGCTCAAACCTAGCACCACGTGCGGCGGCGTAAGCTTTCACCACATGCGGGTAATGCCTGTCTGATGGTGCGTGTTTGGTGTCGATGTCCCAATCAGCCCCTGATGAGTCTAAACCATACACAGGACTAACATTCAACATGTCTGATAGCGACGACCTTTGTACAACAGATAGCCCATCCCCGCCAAAAAACGCATAGCTCTTAACTAAACCTTTGTCGTGCTGAAGCACCGGATGAAAGTAAATTTTATGTTGTGAAGCCTC